CTAATTACAACTACATTTTCTTTACTACATTTTTCGCATGTAAATGTATTGTCTATAGTTAGGTCGATTGGTATAAAGGCTGGAGTACCGCAAAACGAACATTCAACATCAGCCGCGGTTCTGGAAATTTCTCTTATTCTTTCATTCTCTATCTCTTCCGCTTTTATTCTCACATAGATATCTGCCACATATTGGATAATAAACCATAAAACGAGTTGTGAGAGGAATGCCACACCTACAGGTAGCCAAAAACCTTTACCTGTGAAAAGGAATACTATACCGAACAATAAGCTAATTGCTGTAGTTATTCCGAGAGACTTAACTAAACTGCCAACCATCTATACATATTAAATGAACTTACTAAATTAGTCAAGCAAATTATCGAAGCTAGTACCGATATCTTTTACCGCGGCTTTGATACGTTTTAGCTTTGCAATAACCTCCTTCAATCCCCTCTTATGCTCAGGAGAATCACTAATTAGCGGATTCTCAGCTACTTGCGTTAATTTTATCTCCAAATTATCCACTTTTAGCCATAGATCTCCCAGATCATGCATATACGACAACATTGGCTCAGGTAATACATTACCTGCGCGCGAGGATGGGTCGTTGGGGTGCTGACCACCGGATTGCATGAGATCAGCTATAGACATGCTTGTTGGCTTGTGTTCTCTGGTCTGCATATCCTTGTGCCATGGTGAAGCTGAATAAGCAACCCCGTCTTCTTGAAGTAGATTGATAAGGTCGTTGAATTTTTGTATACGTTTCACTGAAAATATTTATTGTTTGAGATAAATAATTAATGAAATATGAATCCATTTAAAGACAAATTTTCGTTATTGCTGGAACAACCAGAAATCAGCGATGAGGAAGCCATGGGAGCTTCTCTAGATCAAGGTACTGATCCAGCTGCTTTTGACGTAGCGGCACCAGATCCTGGTGCCATGGCTCCTGTGACAGATCCAGGCGCTGTGCTTAAGCAGCAGAATCAAGAAATGACTGGTACACTCCAGGAGTGGATTGGCAGATTAGAAGAATTTACGGATTATTTAAATGGATTAGACCCGTCTTCTATGCAGTCGCAATTAAATAATGCTGCGTGTGACACGCTGTTTAATAAGATTGCTGGCAGCGAAACTAAGAAGATTTCTCGAGTAGCTCAAGATCTCAGATCTGTTGTTGAATCTTTAAAGTCGTATATGCTTTCTAACGACGACTCTTAAGCGACTAGCTTAAGTTTAATTTTATTCAAAACGCACAATGCGGGGTTTCCGCTATATGTGTTGCTCAATATAAAATCATTAGGAATTTCATCTCTACCTAGACTAGTACACATATCATTAAAATCTTTAAATACTGTACCATACTCTTCTGGCCATACAAATACATTTTCACCTTTATCAATTAAGCTAATTGTCTTGTCACGCGCTGCTTCATCTTGCCACTGAGAGTCGAGAACCCAAATTTTCTTATGCAGCATAAATCTATTGAGCTGTTTCTGTTGAAGGCCAGTAAAGCTCTCTCTACTCCTCGGTTGAATACCTGCTACAGCTACACCATTCTTAACGAAGCATGCATCAATAGGACCTTCAAATATAAAGATATTTGTATTATTTGCATCAACATTATTTGCATTAAATAATGACTTTTCTGCTCCTACTTTAGAAAGATATTTTGGATATTTTTTATCATCTGATTTTAATATAGTTCTAGTCTGGTAGAATACTATTTTATTATTATCATCATAGAATGGAATTACGAGTCTGTTTTTATGGATATAATCAGTAAGGCTAACCCACATTGTATTAGGTTTTGATACTGCAGTGTTCAGCCTTCTCTTTGCAATAACATCTAAACAGCTCCTAACATTTTGATTATTTTTATGATATTTGAGTTGGTGTGCGTCGAATAGATTAATACAATCATCAGGCAGATCCTGTCTACATGTAGCTTGCTCTGAAGGCTTTTCAGAAATTATAGATGGTAAAGGGGAAGAGAATTTTTTTGATTCATCTAATAGCTCTTTAAATGTTGTGTTACCGGTTTCGATAATAAAATCTGTAGGAGAGCCATACCAACCGCAATTATGACAACAAATTACATTATCCTTTATAACAAAATATAAGCGTCTTTTTTTGCCCCAACTTTTACCCTCTCGACATATAGGGCACCCGGCTTCATACACGTTGTTATATTTTTTATGACGAGGGTATCCTGCGTGTTGCAGAAACTTGTGAATTAAAAAATCTTGAGTAATCGTCACACATTAAGTATAACGAAAAAAAATGGAATTACAACTATTGTTCGTCAGTGCGTTTCGGAGTCCGGCTTACTGTACCTCTTTTAAAGTAAGTGCCGCACCTAGTGCATGCCCATATAGCCTCTTCAACGATCTCAGTTTTCGTATCGTTTCTTCTAATTTTTGGAGCTATGCCGGTCTGACCGCATGTATTGCACTGTAACTGAACTGGTCTTACTATGTTCATATATAGTATTTACTCTTCCGTGGGAGGTAAATCACCCTGTGACCACATAATTGCTGGCGGTCTTTGTTGTAAAAATGTTTGCACGCGCTGGTATATAGCATCATACTCTTGAGGAGTATTTGCAATTACTGCTGTTACTGGCATGCCATTCATACCGTAACCTATAAGAACATAGCAATCTAATTGTTCTTGAAGAAGTTCAATTCCTTGCTTAAGACTATCTTGCTGCACCAAGTCTGCTGTTAACAAGTCTTTTAATTGGTGTCGATGCCTACGCGTCGGTTTTGATTTTTTATCGTTCTTTTTAGGTTGTTTCTTCGGAGATTTGTCTGATTTGGGCATCATATTTATTTATTCTCTGGATCGGCAGCGTCCGGGGCGAAAACATTAAATTCACTGAGATAAGTAATTACAACTTCAACGGAATCTGTACTCAAACTTAGAGTATTTGGTATTCTCTGATTACCGTCAGATATATCAAACAACTTTTGACCAAAATAATCTCTATTCTCACAACACGTAATAATTATTGACTCTGCTCCCGGGTTGATCATAACCATCCACTTCCGAGGGTCAGTTGGGGCAAATCCGCTAAATATTTTATTGGTAATATATCCATTATCTCGCATCCGCTTCACGAAATAACCTAGTGTAGTGACTTTGTTCTTCTTCATTACGAAACCATTCCAGACACGAAGTACGCACCATGCGATACTTCGTTTGAGCATTGAAATAACATTACGCTCAACTCAGTATTGATAAATGTATTTATCGAAGAACGCTGAGATGCACTTATTGTGCGTAGGTTATCATACTTTACTGGAATAGGTATCTGTAATTCATTACCTTTAAAATTGCTAGAAATTTTAATGCTTGCGCTATTTATATTTTGTCTCTTTTTATCATTCAACTCTCCATGCACTTCACCGTCTTTTGTATAGAAGTACACTTTCTCACTATCGCTAGCGTATAGAGATAGCTTGTTCAGATTGCTCAGAGAGTCGTTAGCAAGCATAAATGACATATCGTACTCTAATTTTTTTAATTTATCTACACTTACAGCAGGACAGCTAAGCACACCATCTTCTAGCAGATAATAGTTAAATTGAATATCCTGATCTTTATAGCGTAAGCAATTTTCAGACAATTCAATTTCAATAGATTCTTGCTCTATATATGAAAGGATCTTAATTAGCTTATCAACATCTGAGATGTTTAGCTTAACTGGTTCATCAACATTATTATCATGTTTGAACTTATTGAATAGAATTAGTGTACCGTCCGGAGACGCAACTAAGCATGTGTAATGCTTTTTCTCAACGCGTATAACACATCTGTCGCTGATCTGCTTAACAGGACCAAGAAACGATGCAACAAAATCACTTCTGTTTTGTATCTTTAGGATCATCGAATCTTATTGTAACCTGCTTAGTGTTCTTTTTCAACAAACTCTTTAAAATTTTGTCACCCATTTGCTCCAACCTGTCTAGCTTATCTTCAATCGCTAGCAACCTTCTCAACATTTGACCATCATCATATACAGGCACTGCAGCTGGGAGCTGTACAGCTGGTGGTGGTGTAGCTGGTATTATTGCTGGAGCTTGAATTGGTTGTTGAGGTTGTATCGGTTGTTGCATTACTTGTTGTGTTAATTGTGCTGGTTGGGCTGTCGGCGTCTCAGCACCAGAAGCGTTAATGTGCTGCTTGACCATGGCATGAGCATCAAATTTTTGTGGTTTTAGATTTGTTGATCCTTCAAGAATATTTTCAGCTATTTGACCGACTTGAGATTGAGTATTAGCTGCTAAAGCTGCAACAAATTCCAAATCCTCCTGAGGGTTCGGAGGCGGCGGTACATACCCTCCACCGCCTCTCTCCTCAGGCGGCCTGGGCATCGGAATCATCTCCGGTTGCCGAGGTACTGGTTTTGGCGGGGTTTTATCAGCCATCTAATCCCTTTAGAAGCTCTTGAACCTTATCATCGTTAAGTACATTTTCATCAGCGCTATTCTCTGGCTGTGAGTCGTCCTCTGCAGGGCTCTCTGCGCTCGCAGGAGCCTCTGGCTCCTGTGCACTTGCCGCAGCGTCTTTACCGTAATAATGCTCATCAAGCATTAGCTTTAGATCATCATAACCTTTAACAGTAAACACATTATCCAGCTCGTGGATGTTGCTGTGTATTTCTTCCATATTATCCTCCGTGAGACCTTCGATCTCGCTAGGAAGGGAAAACTTAGAAGATACATATGTCGGGAAATCTCCTTGACGTTCAACCTTAATTTTAAAGTTAACACCGGAGCCGGTCAAGTCAAAGATTTTCTCACCATAATCATCAGAATCATCTCCTGCCAGAGCATCCATGATGATTTTATGCAATTGCTTGCCATATCTGAGAATCTTAACTTTACCGTTATTGTCTGGTCGCGTAGGGTCATTCAACACGTATGCATTTACTAACCAATTCTCACGGCGGCCAATGGCACGAGCCTTCTTCTTGTCTCCCTCAGTACCGTGCTTCATGATGCTGAGGTAAGCCTCGGAAATCGGATCACGCTCACCGAAAGTATTCGGGCTAACTGCAGACATGAATTGACCAGTTGAGAAGCTCTCCCAAGAATGAGAATAATAATGAAAGAACGTTTTTGCGGGATCCTTTAAATTAGGTACCAACCGGACTGTATACATATTGCCCGGTTCAGGCTTCAAAAACTCCTTAAACTTAGATCTGTTAGAGCCTTCATCCTTAGCTAAGGATTCCTTGATGGTTGAGAACATTGATTTTGTGAATACATTCATATTTTTATCTGTTTAATCTGTTATATATCTGTTTAACTAATTATAGATACACGATTTAGTGAATTCAAGCTTTTTTTTGTATCTGCATCAACTTTTCTAAACCTTTACAAATTATTGATTTTGCTCGCTTTGACGTGTAGTAGTTTCTCCGAAGTTCATCGACCTTAGACATTTGCTCACCTAAGATGAACTCTCTAACATCATATGAGATTTTTGATAATTCTCGTTCAAATTGCTCAAAGCCAAACATAACATATATAACAATCTCATTTTCTTGTATATGGAGTATAAAAGAATTGACAATGTTTGTTTTATGCGCTGGATAGCTCTCGAAGGTTATATGATTATCTTTACAAAATTTATAGATGAAAAATAGAGAATCTTTTATTTTGCTAATCATCTCGTCTGAGTCAATATTATCTAATCTCTTTTTTAAATATGTTGTATATACTTTAATAGCGCGCTGAGTACAGTAGAATTTAAGATCATAATAATTGTTATCATTATAGACTTCATATGGGGCAAGGAGGAGATCATATAGATCTATGCTTTTATTTCTCTCTAGGATGCTGTTCAGCTTACGAACATATATGTAATTTTTATCATCCTCGAAGCCTTCGAAGTTTTTTCTGATGCGATATGGAGAATTTTGTTTAGACCGGCTGATGCGAAGAAAGCTATTATAAATGTGTTTTTCTTGGCTTGTCATTTATGGTAATTACCGTCTTCCTATTATTCAAAAACTTCTTTATATATTTGCTTTTTGAAACGTTAGGCTCATACTCTATTAATTTTATTATAGCCTCATAGTCTGTATCAAAATCACACAAATATTTATATAATTTTCTTACATCATTATTCTTAAGAATTTCAATAAAAATGTTAGGTACATTTAATTTTTTGTTTTTTAATATACAAATCAATGCACAGATTTTTATAAAGGCTCTAGAAAACTCCTTCTCATACATCCCCACTCTTGGGTTGTATTCGTTTGGTTGAGGTAGAAATTTGCTCATGTATAGGTAGTAATAGCTTAGAGAATGTGATGAACTTGTCATCCATTTCTCCGCCTGCGGCGTACTCATGCCCACCACCGGTTCCTATTTTATTTACTAGCATAGATAGGTCAATGCTACAGGATTTGGACCTTCTTAAGCTAAATCTGGACGTATTGAGATTTACAATTACACCTACATCAGCTTTATGCTTGTTGATTATATAATCAGCGAGCTCATTAATACAACTGTCTGCAAAGCATGCTACAAACTTGATTTCTTCACCTTTTATAACCAAAAATGCTTTGTAAGGTTCGAGGTTATTCTTTAGATCAGTAAATTTTTTCTTGTGAAGAAGAATGATGTTTTTATGAAAATTATTAAACCCCTTAAAACCGGCTTTAAAATCTGTATAAAATTTTTGTACACGATTGCCTTGATATGACCAATACACAACATTTAAATCATATGAATCTTTTACCTGAAGCTTATATGAATCATAATCATCTGCTAGAAGTATAAGATATTTTTGATCATCTGCAATATCCATCTTTTTACTGATTGTTTTGTATATTAATTTTGTACAGCTTGTCTCCTGCTCAATAATAGCAGTCGCATTCTTATATTCATTTTTGTGAGATTTATGATGATCAATTATGACAATATTCGGTAAATCAATGATTTCCGGAGGGCATTTAGAAACGTCTAAATCCACAATAAAAATCTTCTCATACTTGTCTTTATTATACTGAGCCCATGCAGAAAATTGCTGCTCAAAATCCTTTACAGTAACTGTTCGAAATGGTATATCATATTCCAGATACCAGCAAAGTGTTGTGTAAGACATCGCACCGTCCAAATCACAATCACACCATATAAATGCTTTTTTCATTATAAAAATTTAGTCAGCTAGTTCAGACAATGCTCTATTTATTTCAGAGAATTCTTCAGTATCATTTATTTCCTCATCTTCAGATAATGTTAACGTTGAGTAGTCGATTCGCATACCTATTGCTCCAAAATTTGGACCGAATCTATTTTTCATCATTCCTAATCTTATTATGCCAAGCTGAGCATCTTCTTCTTCCTGCCAAATACTCATAATACAATCTGCAGTTGCAGCTAAGCCCATACTTTCACTAATTGTCTCTAACCCAGGATTTAGATCAGTAACACCAGATCGGTTCACCTGCGTTGCTGTTATTATAGGCACATTATAGGTATATGTCAACGCTCTTATTTGCTCTGTAATATGCTTAACCTTTTCATATGAATTGTTGCCGGTTGATGAGTGCATTAAATTGACGTAATCTAATACAATAGCATCTAAATGCACACCTCTCTGAACTATCTTTTTGATAAATCCATTAAGCTGTCCAACAGATATTGTGCTAGGAGGAAATTCTTTAATTATTAATTTTGATTTAGGATGTACAGCTTTATACTCTCTTATTTTACCTGATAGCTCGTCTGTTTTATGTTGAATGTCTGATATAGGTATTTGTGTTAATGATGATGATATTCTTTTAGCATACATCATTTCTGACATTTCAAGTGTTACTAGTAATACTGACTTGCCAAGAGCAGCCATATTCGTTGCGACATTGCCTAGAAAGATTGATTTACCAACATTTGTTCTTCCTGCAAAAATGTATATTGCTCTACCAGATTCTAAAAAACCACCTCCCAATTTTCGATCCAACCAATCCCATCCGGATGGAATATATTTATCAATGGTATTGAGATCTTTAATATGAGAATCAACATCCACAAAATAATCATGACCTAGAGTTTGGTTTAGAGAGATGCTACATGCATCCTCAAACTTATGCAATATTTTTGCCGTATCTACGTTACCGTCTTGACATTCATCAATAACTGACATTAACGTGTGATAGACGGATTTTTCTTTTAAGAAGGTTTCTGTGTTTTCTAGTAACTCTTTTACATTATACTTCTTATCTAGAGTGGAGATTGATTCTAATACAGTTCTAAAACTTTGTTTAAGATCATCAGTCGTTAGATATGCTTTTATTTCCGTACCAGAAGGTAGAGCATTGTGTTTATTAAAATATTTGGTTACAATTCCTAATACATTTCTAATATCTGTATTTTTAAAGAATTGAGGCTTAGCTTGATCAATTACAGCAGCAGCATATTCTTCATTTGTGAGAAGATTATAGATGATGATATTTTCGAAGAAATCAGCATCGATGTTTTGAGTGTCGCTCACTGCAGTATATTATAATAGCGAATTTGCGACTTTCAAGAAATATTGTTCACTGTCGTGATATGCTTGAGTCTTTTCTTCCAAACCACCCGAGTCATGGACAGCCCAAATCGGGTATGTACCCATCTTTAAACCGGCTTTGTTTGCAGATAGAGAAAAAAGCATATCATAATGGTGATAACCGTTGTGTGGAATATTTTCATCAAACTTAACTTCTTTTTTCATTATGTCTTCAACTTTACATGCGAGGAATAAACCATCTAACAGAAGCACACGATCAGGTGACGGACCGTAATGAGACCAAACAAATCTCTCTTCATCACCCTGAACGAAGCGATGGCACACACAACCTCTCCAATGATCTTGCTCACTCATTAAATGCCACAGCGCAGGTTGTTTCAATTTTGCTTGTGATGCTCCAGCGAGACCTACAATTGAATATTTCTTTAAAGCTGCTTCTAATTTATCGAATAAGAATGTATCTTCTATGGATACATCATCATGAACAAATATAGCTGCATCGTATTTCTTATCCGCAGCAAGGCGCATACACTTATTATATGTTTTTGTAAAAGAGACCGTATGATCACAATTAGCTAAAACATCGAATTTTTTAGCTTGAATAAACAATTCAGTATATCCTTGATCGGTAACTTCCTCCCTGCACCCTGTACAGGTCATTACTTGATATTGTGACAGTGATTTGTATATTCTTGATTTAAAAAAGCCGTCAGTATTCTGTTTTGTGCATACTACAAAAAGGAGTTTCATAAAATTAGATAAGGTGAATTATATTTAAATGGTGTAATTGGTTCAAATACTTCTGTGCCATGATTTCTTTTATATAAAATGCCTTCAGGTAGCGTCTTAAAACCTCCTTGCATTTTAGATGAGAATTCTCCAGTCTTGGGATTCAAGAATAGTGTACTGCCAACTCTCGCAATATATATGTTACCGGTTTTTTTATTAATCATCCAGCAAGCAAAAGTGCCAGCGATCTCCTCTAAAGTCTCAACAATTGCTCCTACCTCATCTATTCCAGTATATTCAGATAGTGATTCATTGTGTTGGATGAGAGCGGGTATTACTGAAGAGTCAACCTCATTTACATTAGAGAGGTCAAATTTTGCTGCGATTTCTCGATCGTTTGACAGTACACCATTATGAGCTACAATCCAATTATCTACGATAAACGGGTGTGTTGAGTTCTTATCATAATCGCGCTGGGATGAAGTAGGTGCTTGAGTGTGACCGGTTAGATAATGGTAAGTATCTGCGTATTTTTTGTCAATTTCACCGATTCCTGGAGATTTATAAACCCCGATTTCCGGATATTTGTTATGCGGTGTATAGTGTCTAATATACACAGATCCGAAGGAAAATGCTCCTCTATCTTGATTTAGCTTGTAGAGCGTATCAAATCTCTCCGCGCTTGAAGTACCAAATATACCGCACATAATTACTATGATTATACAGTAAAGGAGAGGGAAATCAATAAATAAT